GTTGGGCGCACTGGCTTATAATATCTATGAAAAGGCAAAAGATGATTGGTTTCCATTTGGCATCAGATAACTAACGTGGCTAACAAGATAAACCAGCATCGAAAAGGCATTCAAGATGCTGCGGGAATAACACGTCAAGCGGCCAACAAGCGGATCGCCAACGGCCAAGATGGAGAATCCTTTCAGCTTTCCAAGGAGCGCAAGGAGAAGGCGACCGCTGATCTTAGAGAAGAGCAAGCGGTCAAGGCGAGGATCGAGAGGGAGATCCTTCAGGGGAGCGTTGTAACCAAGGATAGTGTCCGCTCAGATGGTCAGAAAGTGGCGGCAATATGGTGTGCCGAGATCAACTCCTTTCGGAACAACGCCCCCGGCAAGCTGGCAGGACTCGACGAGGTGGGGGTAAGGCTAGTTCTGGACGCAGAGTGTGATCTTCTGATTGAGAACATCCTGAGAGAGATGGACAGAATTAAATGAGTCCATTTGTCCAAGGGATCAAGGAGGGGGTATTTCGCCGGCACGTTGGGACGGCGGTTTCATGGCTTGAAAAGTGGTTTCGGATTCCACATTCCGCAAGGTCAACAACCTTTGATCGGAACAATGCTCCCCATCTGAACGACATAATCGAGGCTTGCTGTGATCTTCAGCACCAGAAGGTCGTGGTGAGAGCTTGCACCGGCGCAGGGAAGACTACCGTGATGGAGGCCGTCTCTTTGTTTGCTATTGCGGTGGAGCCTGGGCCGATGCTGATTGCAGGGAGTACGGACAAAGACATCAAGGATTGGGCTGAGTCACGACTGATCCCAGAGCTGAGAGCGTGCAAGCCGATTGCGGCAATCTTGGACGGCATGGATCGGCACGATAAGAGGAAGACTGAAATCCTCTTTCCCCATATGTCCATGTTCCTCACCGGAGCAAACATCTCAGGACTTCAAGCCAAGTCGATCCGCTACTGCTACGGAGACGAGACATGGATCTGGGACAAGGGGATGATCGGGGAGATGAAGGCGAGGCATCACGACCGCTGGAACAGGAAGACAATCCTAGTCACACAGGGATGGGAAACGGACAAGGAGTCGCCGCATGACATGGACGCAGAGTATGCGGAAGGGGATGACAGGAGGAGGGGTTTTCAATGCCCGTCATGTTCCAAGTGGCAGCTCTATAAATGGGAGCAGATCAAATATGAGAGGGTGACACTTCCTGACTCCGAGGTGATCGACTACGACGGAACAGCAAAGACAACCCGTTACGAATGCGAGTTTGAGGAATGCAAGGCGACATTCCAAGATACGAGCGAGAACCGCAGACGGCTTGCAATGGCCGGCAGCTATCGAGCGTTTAATCCTTACCCGATGGCGAGAGTGACTTCCATCACTTGCCCTGCGTGGGCAGTCTGGTGGATTCCTTGGGGAGACCTTGTGGTGGAATGGATTAAGGCAAACGAGGCCAAGCACAGGGGAGACATTGAACCGCTGAAAAAGTTCACCATGAAGAGGGGAGCTGGAGTCTGGGAGAATATCCACACTCGCGTTACTGATGCCGATGTCACCTCCATGCGTTCGGATGATTTCAAGCTGAAGGAATGCCCGATTGATCCTGCGCTCGTCACCCTATGCTCTGACGTAGGAGAGAAGCGGACTCACTGGAGCGTTCAGGCATGGGCGAAGGATGGAACGAGTTACGTCATCGACCACGGAACGGTGCTAGGCCCAGAGGATTTGCTTGGGTTGATCCCGACTCTATCCTATCCCATCCGTGGGACTGATAGGTTTGCAACGATCCAACAGGGATTGATCGACTCAGGCGACTTTACAGAACTGGTCTATAACGTCTGTCTCAGGTCACAGAAGACCCTCTATCCAAGCAAGGGGTCTGGAGCGCAAATCGGAACATTCAGGGAGTCCGCGTTGGATAACTACGGGGGACTGCCTCTCTACCTCTACTCTGACTACCAAGCAAAGTGCGCTTTGTATGAAGCGAAGATCGGAAAGAAGGACGCTCCCCGAATGTATTTTGCCTCCGATGTTTCAGAGGAGTTTATGGTCGGTCACATGGGACAAAGGAAGATTGATTCTCAGGACAGGAAAACAAAGAGCTGGAAGTCTGTATCTCAGGATCACTACGGAGACTGCTCCAAACTCCATGTCGTGATCTGGTGGATTCTTCGCCGGTATGTTGAGGCGCAGGAAGACTAGCGACCCTTTGACAAGTCGGTGGAGGCATGGCAACCCGCACCCTCGATCATGAAAAGGTTTCTGGCATCAAGTCCTACCTCCGGTTCAAGAGTCTTGAGGAGCTTCAGGCACTCTCCGATAGCATCTTCACTGCGGCGACTGAGGAAGTGACCATCACGGGAACCGCTGCCGAGGGTGGATCTGCGAATGGAGAGGTGGCTTTCCCTAAGTGGCTCTACCTCGAAGTCGTCATGGATGTCCGCAAGGAGAAGGGAGATGTCCCTCTGAATGCCGATGGAACCATCACAAGCCGCCAGCTTGGAACTCGTCCTGATTACTCCCGCACTTGGTCGGTCACTTGATTTGATTTCCGTTTGATTTTTGACAGAGGCCGCTCGGTATGAGCGAAACCAAATCAAAGTGGGGTGGGGCGAGAGCTGGAGCCGGTCGTCCCAAGAAAGCAGAGCAGACTGATCTAGCTGCTTACGAGGCATCCTACCGCTTCAACCCACAGCGGATGTGGGTTTATTCCCCCACACTCGACGCTCAGAAGGAACTCTCCTCTGGATCTCGCCAAGAGCTGATTAAGAAAGCCCAATGGCTCTATAATAATTCCGGTCTAGCCGGTGGAGCAGTAGACAAGATCGCTCGACTCGTCGGCCCCCTCATCCCACAGGCTCGCACTAAGGACGAGGCATGGAATAGACAGGCCGAACAAGCCTTCACCGACGCCACACGGAATGCCGCCTTCGGAGTTGATGTCTCAGGATTCGTGAACTTCGATCAGGCAATTCCGCTTCTGGTTCGCCAGTGTGCCATCGCGGGTGATGTCTTTTGGCAACGCCTCACCAGCAATTCAGGACGTGGCCTCTTCCGCATCATCCCTGGAGAGAATGTCGGATCTCCCGTCAGTATGCCCGTCGGGAAAGATGACGAGGGATGGGTGGATGGAGTGCAGATCGGAAAGCTAGGAAAGCCGATCCGCTACCGTGTTCTCAAGGCCCCCGCCTCCTCGGACTACAACGACATCAGATCCGAGGACATGGGAGGGCATATCCGACGCGCCTATCGTGTCGGCTATACCCGCGCCCCATCTTGGTTGGCACGTGCCGCCAATACGCTTCAGGACATCGCCGAGTATCTCGCCTTCGAGAAACAATCGGCCAAGATCGGCGCCTCGATGGCAATGGTCATCACATCGCCCGAAGCCGGGACGATTGGCCTTGGGTCTTCTCTCATTAAGGGGAATTCCTCCAGCTCCGCGCAGCCGATGACGGTGGACGCTATGACGAATGGTTCCATCATTCCGCAGCTCAAGCCGGGTGAAAAGGTCGAGAGCCTTATTAACAATCACCCCTCGGGCAATATGCAGCAGTTCCTTGGAACTCTGAAGGAAGAGATCGCCGTCGGTCTCGGCTTCTCCAGCCAGTTCCTCTTCACACCAGATGCCGGTGGAGCGACTCAGCGCTGGATCTTAGAGGAGGCCGCGAGCGCCATTGACGAGATCCGCGATATCATCACCCAGAGCTTCGCCGCCCCCTTCTGGCGCTTCTGGATCTGGCAGGAGATCCAAGCCGGTCGCCTCCCGATGCCGAATGATGGTGAGGATTGGTGGAGAGTAGACTTCACGCCTCCCGCTCGACTTTCGGTGGATTTTGGTCGTGACGGACGCTTGATGAGCGATCTCCTACTCCGAGGTCAGATTTCCCCGCAGCGGTATTATGCGCTGCAAGGTCTCGACGCCGATACCCAAGAAACCGACATTATCCGCTTCTGCGCTCGTCGGAAAAAACTTGTCCAGCAGATTGCCAAGGAAGAAGGGGTCGAGCTGACCATGGTCGAGGTATTTCCTCCGCCACCGGGATCACCTATCGCAGCGCAGCAGGAAGCTCCGCCCGATTTGACAGCAGCGAAATAAGCAACCCATGGCGACTCTCTCCCTATTTGCTGCCGCGACTGATTCCCGCGTTGATGCCGAGAACGGCATCCTCCGTGGCGTCCGTGTGATCACGAAGGGGGAGGCCAAGACCCACAGCTTCCTCGGTTGCCCGATCATCTGCGACGATACCACGATTTCTGATGTAGTGCGCGAGGCATCAACCTTTCCCGACGGTGTGCCGGTTAAGCTGGCGCACGGAACAGACATTGAGGAGCTAGTCGGTTCCATCCGTGGCATTTATGCCGATGGCGATTGTGCTCGAGGTGATCTCTATCTGCTCAAGACGCATGAGGCTTTTCCCACCTTGATTGAGATGGCGGAGACTATGCCAAGCAATTTTGGAGTTTCCATCTCATTCCTGAATCTTCCAGAGCCGGTCATGAATACCGGCCTCGACGAGGATGGAGATGGAGGCATCGCCCCTGAGTACCAGGACGAGATCGTGGCCTATGCCGCTCGTGTTGTTGAGGGAGGTCTTTTTTCCGCCGATCTGGTCAGCAACCCATCTTGCAACCCCTCTCTTTTTTCCATTATGAGCGAAAACCCAACCCCTGAAGCTCCCGCCCTAGAGGTTGTGGAGATCCCAGCAGAAGCCCCGAAGGTTGAAGAGACCATCGTCGGTGAAATCAAACATATCGCAGAGGTTGTTGCCTCCGAGATTGCTGATCCCGAGGTCATTGAAGAGACCGCCCATGTCCCGGCTGATGAGTCCCTTGTTTCTCAGGAACAGCTTGAAGTGAAGGGACCAGAGGGAACGCAGAATCTCCCCGAGGACGTGAAGCCAGAGATCGCATCTGAGACTCCTGCCAAGGACGCAAAGAAAGAGATCCCTGCACCAGCAGAACTCTCCCGCAAGTGGGGAGCCGTCACTACGGATCTTGAGGCCACCCGCACCGAGCTATCTGTCATCCGCTCCGAACTCTCTGCTGTGAAGTCAGAACTCTCCGCCGCCCGTGGTGAGATTTCCATAAAGGACGCTTCCTTGGTCGAGCTGAATATGCTCCACCGAGCCGTCCTATCCGTCATGGGACTATCCCCATCGGATGTGGTTCCAGAGATCGCCACCAGCGAATCCGCCCTCTCCGTGATCGAACGCTACGAGGCCATGCCTGCCGGTTCTGATCGCCTCTCATTTTTCCAAGCCAACCGCCGTGAGATCGAAACCGCTCTCTCTGCACGGGTTGGAAAGTAACAAGTCAACCCCAACCAACTAAATCCCCACCAATATGGCTAACACCTATTCCTCCAGCCTCGTTACGGATATCGCAACGGCGGCTTCCATCACAGTCCTCCAGCCCAAGCTCAGTGCGCTGAAGGCTTTCTCTAGCGACTTCACATCCGACACGGTTTCCGGTGCTGGTCTTCGTAAACTTCAGGTCGCCGTTGTCGCCAACGCCGCTGCCGCAGTCACTAACCCCACATCGTTCACTAGCAACGGAGATTCCGTTTCTGCCGCGGGCGTGCAAATGAACCACATTTCGGCTCAGTTTGGACTTACCTCCGCCCAGCTTAACCAAGGCTTCCGTTTGGAGAAGGTTCTCAAAGCGAATCTTGCCGCTCTTGGTAACGCCATCATGGATGTGGCTTTTACTCCGATGACGACCACCAACTACGGTACGGCTGCTTACAACACCGCGATTGCTACGGCAACCGGCGGCGTTCTTGGAAACGACCTGATCACCAAGGGTCTTCCTGCTCTGTTTGCGGCTATTGCTAACGGCAGCGAGCGCAACCTTGTTCTGGACGGTCAGTACTTCTCGTACTTGCTTCCTCAGAGCGGGTTTAGTCTTCCTGTCACCGGTGGCCCTGCTTACGGGTTCGACAATGTGTATTTGAACACCCGTTTCAATGCGATCACTGGCGGTTCAGACTCATTGCTTAACGGTACGACTAAAACCTGTCACGGTTTTGCAGCCAGCCCCGAGGCTCTTGCAGTAGCCAGCAGCCTTCCCTATGTGGACCAAGCGGTTGCCGGTCTGCTTCAGCAGCAGGAGACGATTCAGATTGACGGTCTCGATGGTCTTGCCATCCAGATGTCGATCTGGGGTGATCTCGCCACTCGCGGTCTGTACGGCAGCTTCGACGTGATCTTTGGCTCAGCCAAGGCTGACGGATCGGCTCTCAAGTTCATCACCGCCTAAGTTTCGGTTTGGTTTCATTGCCTGATGGGGAGGGGTCGAAAGGCTCCTCCCCTTCTTGCGTCTAGGGATGATGTTTTGACAGCCGGTCAAGGAAGTGAACCGGAACTCCATCGCAGCCTTCGCCAAGAAGACCGCTGCTGCTCTCGCCGATGCTCTCGGCACATCCGTCACAATTTCTGGCAAGACCTTCTTTGCCCACGTCTCGACTCCGCGCCCAACGATGAGTCTGGAGATGGGAGGGTTTAATACCGACCGCTCGATCTCCCTCCGCTGGCCGGTGGGCCGCGCCCCAAAGCCAGCAGTCGGCACCGCCGTCTTGCTCGTGGCCGAGGCTCTGAGTTTTCGAGTAGAGACCGCCACCTCGCTCCTCGGCTCCCCGTTCGGAGCCGAGATCCTAGTCACCGCAACTAGGGAATAATCCATGAATCCTCTCGCCGTAGAAACCGCATTGAAGGCCGCACTAGCCGCCTCCGCATTTCCGACTACGACCATCTACTGCGGGACGAGTTACGCCGAGATCACCCCTGAGAGTCTAAATCTGATCGTCTCGGTGGACTCGCTTCAGTCAGTCGGCAAGGGCCTCTACACGGCCACCGCAATGGTGAAGCTCACCGCCCCGGCTCTCCTTGGTGATACGGCCTACACGCAGTTTTCCGCAGCTCTGGTGAGTCTGAAGGTTGCGCTCTCAGACACCTACCTCCTTGCGAATTGGCCCGCCGCCGACGCTCCGAACTTCTGCGGCAGTTCTCCCTGCCCTTCGAGCATTTCCACCGGCCAGGACAGCCACGCATGGACTGCGGATCTCCAGATGACCTTGGGAGTCATGGACTGATTTGACACCCCCGCATCTCCAAATCCTCCACCCCGCTACCACCGCTAACCACCTCCTCATATGGCCGTAACCCTCCTCGGATCAGCAACTGGCACAGTCTTCGGCGCAACCGCCGAGACCGGAATCCTTATCAACTCATTCTCCATCTCTACTTCGAGCGACAAGCAGGAAGTCAAGAACGAGAACGGTGAGGTAAAATTAATGGCGATCTACAATCCCAAGAGCACCATCTCCGCCAGCGGAACGGTTGCCGGGACAACTGGTGTCGCTGGCGCTACTGTCGGTACGGCCCTGACCCTTGCGAACATCGAGGCAGTTGGCGGAGTTTCCGCGGGCCTCGTCATCGTGGAAAGCGTCTCGATTAGCAAAAAGCCGGACGGATTTAAGGACATCTCGATCTCCGCAATCCGCTACCCGCTCATCACTACCTAGGTCTAATTCCCCCCACCGCCTCGCCCCCCGGCGTAATGGGGGGCAACCCTGAATAACTGAATATGACTGAAGAAGATTCCCTCCAAGGAAGTTGGTTTTCCACTTCCGACATGAAGCTGGCGATTTCCCTCCACGCCGCAGGGTTTGCGTTTAAGGCCAACGCCGAATGCACCCGACTCACAAATGAAGGCCGAGAAAGTTTTACTTGGCACTTCAACACCGCAAATACGGATGGCGAGGATCTGAGTGACTTCCTCCGGGCATGGGAGAATCCCGTAGGAGAAGGCATCCCACGCCCCTCGAACATGGTCTGCTTCCTGCTGGCACGTGAAGCCATGTTTTCCCGGACGCACATCATTAGCGAATCACATCGCGTTCCGAATCAGCTCCTCCGTAACAGGGGAGACAAGCGGCTGGCCTTCACCCCACGCCTGGGAACTGCCGAGCGTCAACACCTCGCCCAGCTCGCAAGCTAAAGAATCCATTTTATGAACAAGAAAAACCCTACACAGAAAGAATCGGTCAACGAAGTCAATGACTTCTCGGATGATCTGAACGAGATCAACACGGACAAGCGGAACCGCGAGCTGGATCAGGACATCCTCCGCAGCGGCGAGGAGATCGCAGGGATCACCCTTCGCCGCCTCTCGGCTGGGGACCTTGCCATGCTCATTGAGTGCGGTGTGGGTCTTGCTATGGGGAGAATGAACAACATCGCCTTCGATGTCGGGGCAATCTTGTATTGCCAGAGCATTGATAAGGCCAAGGCTCGGAACATCAAACCTTCGGAGTTTCGCTCTGATGTTTACGACTTCCTTGATGCCTACGAGCCAGACGTATTTCAGGAGGCTACTCCTCGCGTCTTGGAACTGATTGATCGAGTGAACAAATCGAAGACCGCAGTATCGGGTACGGTAACCGGCGGTGGAGAATCACCCGACCCAAAAGCTGGAGGCCGGGCTGGTTGACATCATACGTCGCTAGGCTGGCCGAGAAGACTTCATGGAGCCACGACTACATCCTTTGGGAGCTACCATTCACCGAAGGCATGAGGATTCTGGACTATCACATCTGGTGTGGCGGGAAGACCCTGCGGTGGGCTGATGACGTGATGGATCTGGACGAGGATCTCGGCTTTTGACACCTCCCGACAGACTGAACATGGCCACCCCTAAAATCCAGATTGATAATGCCGCGCTCCTGAAGCGGATGAAGGGTTATGAGGAGATCACTGGCAAACAGATCAGCGCCACCCTTCGGCGTGGGGCGAGGCTTCTGGCGGTCAATCTGGCCTACTCCACCCCTCCCTATGGGAAGGACATCGCAGCAAGGAAGCTGGGAGAGAGGGCAACTCAGAACGACATCCTCCGTGTTTTCACACCCTCCAACCCGATCAAGCTCAAGCACCCTTCAACGGCTCTCAGTTTCCGAGAGCAAGTGACCAAGTACGTCACAAGAAATCCCAAGCTGCAAAAAGCAATCCTCTCGGCGATTAAAGCCTCCGATCAGTCCAAGCTCTCCGCTATCTTATCGTCTGCCGGTGGCTTCTCAAAGCTGGTGGTCGGCGGAGTTGATAGATCGCTCCATAAGGCAACTCGCAACGCATACGGACGCGTTCGCAAGGGATGGCAGGGTCGCAATATCGTCATGCCATCTTCAGAGTTAAAGGATTTCATCGCCGCCAAACAGGATCTTGTCGGCCTGACGAAGGCAGCATGGGCCTCCGCAGCCGAGAAAGTGAATGCCGACGTCAAGGATGCACTCTCCGGTCTTCCAGCATGGGTCAAGCGGCACGTCTCTAATGTTCCATCAGCAGTCATGGACAACTCAGATTCAATGACTCCGCATATTACACTTACTGCAAAGTTGCCATGGCAGGACAAGGCGCTCCGCCCAGCAGACCACAAGGAAGCCATCCGTATCAGCCGCGAGAAATTTTACAACTCCATGCAGACCGAGATCCGCTACGCAATGAAAGCCGAGAGGCTCGCCACCGCAACCGCCTAACCTATGTCGGACATATCCGTATCATTAGGCGTAACCGGCAAGGATGTCGTCCTGGGCGCATTTTCCGAAGTCGGGAAGGCCGGTCATGCGATGGGTGAGACATTCGGATCTATCGCTGGCAAGCTGGCAGGGCTGGCTGCTGGCTATGTTTCCATCACGGCCACCATTGGAGCTTTTCACGGAGCTATGGAAGAAGGTGGAAGGCTTGCAGATTTCTCAGATCAGACCGGCATTGCCGTCGGCAAACTTGTCTTGTTGGAGAGGGCATTTGAAAACAATG